ACTCAGCCATAAACGGCGACAACGTTCAGCTTCCTGATTGGGCGGAGCGTATGAAAGACGCCATTAAGTCGGGCGATTGGGCAGGAGTTGGCTCTCTTGTGGCTGAAAAGGTCAACGGAGCTTTCGCATACATCAACTGGGACGGTATTCAGAAAAAGCTGAATGGCTTTGTGGATAAGCTTACAGACGGTCTGAACAGCTTTATAAACGGCGTGGATTGGACAGGTCTTGGGGACAGCTTCGGCGGCGGTATAAACACTATTTTTGGCGCAGGATACCGCTTTATGAAGAAGTTCGATTGGGCAGGCTTCGGCAAGGGTACGGCTAATTTTCTTAACGGCGGTATAAAGAAAACGAATTGGTCGCTTATCAGCAAGACCCTTGCTTCAAAATGGCAAGCTATCATCGACTATCTTTATTCGTTCGTTACCACCTTTGATTGGTCTGGCTTTGGTTCGTCCATAGGCACTTCTGTGAACGGCTGGTTTGATGAGATTGATTGGGGCAAGGCAGGAACGACTATTTCTGAGGGCGTGAAAGGTCTGCTTGATACGGCAATAAATTTCCTGCAAACTGTAAACTGGCAGGGCATAGGTGAAAAGCTGTGGACGTTCATTTCTACAATAGATTGGAGCGGCATTGCCACAAAGCTTTTCAAAGCCATAGGCTCAGCTATAGGCGGTGCGGTATCAGTGCTGTGGGGCTTTATCAAGGACGCTGTTTTCAGTATCCGTGACTACTTTACGGAGAAAATTAAGAACTGTGGCGGTAATATCGTTGAGGGGCTTTTCACAGGTATCGTTGACGCTTTCAAGGGCATAGGCACTTGGCTTTATGACCATGTTCTTACACCATTTATTGAGGGCTTCAAGAACTGTTTTGGTATTCACAGCCCTAGTAAGGTCATGGCTGAAATGGGCGGATATATCATACAAGGTCTGTATAATGCCGTATCTGAGGGTATTGCAAAGATAAAGGAGATCTTCACAAAGCTTCTTAACGCTGTCAAGGGCGTTTTCAAAGGCATAGGCAAGTGGTTCAAAAAGACCTTTTCAGACGCTTTCGGAGGCGTAAAGACCATTCTCAACGGCATTATAATGTTCGTCAAGAGCATTTTCACAGGCAATTGGAAAAAGGCTTGGCAGGGCGTAAAGAAGATCTTCAAAGGCGTGTGGGATACGCTTTACAGCGTTGTGAAAGCACCTATAAACCTAATTATCGGTGCAGTAAACAAAATGACCAGTGCTATTGAAAGTGCGGTCAACTGGATAATCGACGGCATTAACAGCCTGAGTTTTGATGTGCCTGATTGGGTGCCTGGCATAGGCGGAGAAACCTTCGGCTTTGATCTTGATACAATAAGCATACCTGAGATACCAAAGCTTGCAACAGGCGGACTTGCGACAGCACCGACCCTTGCAATGGTGGGCGATAACAGGAACGCAAAGGCAGACCCGGAGGTAATCTCACCTCTGAGCAAACTGCAAGGTATGCTTGATAACGGCAGGCTTGACGAGGTGTTAAGGGTGCTGAACGCTATACTTGATTGGCTGAAAGCTTATGACCCTGTGTTCTTCGGAACAGTTGACAGCAAGGTGCTTTTCAAGTGTATGCAGGACAGCAACAATCAGTATAAACGTAAGACGGGAGTGAGTGCATTTTGACAGGAACATTGCTAAAGATAAATGGCGTGTGGGTGACAGACCCTGACCCTGATAGCTGGAGTCCTGTAAACTGTTACGAATGGACGGCAGGTTCAGGACGAGTGAATACAACAGGTCTGTTTGTGGGTGCAAGAAAGTTCTGCAAATACAAACTGCCCTGCAAGTGGACAATGCTTCCTGTCGCAGATTCAGCCGAGATACAATCCCTTATCGAGGACGGACCCGACTTTGCAGAACTGGAGTTTTGGCACAATGGCAAGTATTATTCTATATCTGCCAACGCAAGCGACTATGTACCGCAGGGGCTTGTCAGACTTGACGGTGGTGAGTATTACAAGAGCTGTACTGTCACATTCGCGGAACGTTAGGAGGGCATATGTACACCATAGCAAGCAATGAGATAACAAGCAGGATAGAGAGTTACAAAGCCTTGTGGGGTATGTTGATAGAGGACGTTCAGAGTGGAGCACCTGTGGCATATGATGGCATTCAGAACGTTCAGACGGACATTCAATCAACCACTCTGAGTGATGATATAGAGCTTGGAGCTGTCTGCTCTCAGAGTGTGACGGCGGAACTGGTTGACGACGGAACTAAGTATCTTGGTAACGAGTATGTTTTCAGTTTGTATATGAAAGACAGTTCGGCATTTACCACCTACTCCACCCTAGAAGCCTACACCTACGCTGAGCTTTCAAAGCTGACAGTGGAGCAGATAAGCAAGCTTGGAGAGGTGCTTGACGGAGAGAGAATACCGCTCGGACATTTCACCTGCGTTAAGTCGAAAAAGTCGGGCGGAAATACTGAGGTCACTTTTGCGGACAGGCTGTATTTTTCCGACAAGGTCTACAAGCCCACTGTCACCCTGCCTGCATGGAGCAAAGCTATCGAGGACGATATCTGCAAGCAGCTTGGACTGCAAAACGGCAACGACTATACCATCCCTGCAAAGCTCCGTGTAAAGGGCGGAGCAAGGCTTTACGGCAAGGGTCACATAAGGCTGAAAACTGCAAACTTCGACTTCAAAATAAGCTCTATACCCAAAGACACCACAATGCGGCAGATGCTCAGCTACATCGCCTCGGCACAAGGCGAGTTCGGTTTTGTTGACCGATACGGCAGATACGTCCGCAAATGGTACGGCTCGAGCGTGAAGATACTGGACAACAACACTATCGACCTGCCAACGCTGGGGGAACGTCCGAATGTTTTGGCAGGCATTGTCTGCAAGGTCAGCGACAGCGAAACTCTGCGGCTGGGCAACACCACAGGCTCGGCAGGGCGTGTGGTGGAGTTTGAGAATCCATATATGACAATGTCGCTGCTGCGGTCATTGTGGCATAGGATAGGCGGCTTTTCGTGGTATACAACGGAGCTTTTTCACCGCCTTGGCGACCCACGATTTGACGTCGGGGACGTTGTGACATACGTCAGCGACAGCGGTGAAAGCTACGATATACCAATAACTAACATAGGATTCAATTTTGACGGCGGACTTTCAGCCGATATTTCTGCGGTGGGTCTGTCGGTGGAAGAACAGCTTTAGGAGGCGAGATAATGGACGAAAATGAGATAACAACTGTGGCTGATACGCAGGCGGAGAATACTGCCGATACAGCGGACACAGGTCAGACAACGCCCACCACCGAGGAGTTTATCCAGCAGCTCACGGCGAGGGTGGCAGCTCTTGAAGAAATAGTGGGCGAGGAGGAGTATGAGCTGCGGTACTCGGGCGAACAGACGGACGAGCTTTTAGACGGCGGTACAGCGGTGTTTCGTGCAAAGACAGCGGCGCAGATAGTAAGCCTTGTGAACAGGCTCTACCCACTGTATATGCGGTGGGGGTCTTTCACGGTGAATATGAAGGTCAACGCCGACAACGGCTCACAATGGACTTACAATACACGCACAGGCATGATACCCTCGGGGGTCACTAACCCTGCGGTGTTTATGGTGTGCGACTGGGGCAAAAAGCACTTCAAGTCGCAGAGTTTTCAATACAAAGTCGCAAGCAACAGCAGGGACATCGACTGGGAGGCATACCTTGAGCACACCTCAGACCAGGGCGGCACATACGCTTTCAAGGTGTACTATCTCATAGTCGGCAAAAATGCGGAAGGGGGAAGTATAGTTGGCTAGTTTCACGGAAAATCTCGGACTTAAAAAGCCCGACAGGTCGGACAGGTTCAGCATCGAGGACTTCAACGGCAATATGGATATTATCGACACTATACCCGATATGGCGAGCGGACAGAGCCTTGTGGGGGTGTCAGTGGGAGAAGCGTACGGAAATATAGGTATAACAGGCATAGCGGAGGCGGTCGAAGATGAAAATATATGAGGGCACAGACGGACTGAGAGGGCTGATAACAAAGCTTATCGAGGTGTGGGACTTTAAAAAGATAGTCTATGAGGGCGAGGGTGCAACACTCAGCACGAATGATGTTGTATTCAATCTGTGGGTCACTGATGAGGTGTTTCTGCGTGGTCAATTCAGCGACACGGGAACAAACGGCTGGATTGACCTGCGAACGGAAGATTTGACTTGTCCATGTGTTGGAACTTATAGCAACATCTCTCCAAAAAGGCGTTGGGTCATATACAAACAGGACGGCTTGGCAGCCATAGGCATTGACGGCAATCAGAATGACCGCCCAGGCATTAACATCGTTATCGGCGAGGTAACAGACTATGAAACGCAGGAAAAGGGGTACGGCTTGGCAACAAGCTGTGCAGACAACAACATACGGTTATGTTCTGTATTTACTGACGGAATGACGATAAAGTCTGTGCCTGTCAGACCTGTGTGTCGGCGCAAGTGGCTGACCTCTTTCACACCTGTGACATCGTCGACTTTGAACAAAGGCTTTACAAACCTTTATCACATTCTTTCACACACATCGGGGCAGAATGACAGCGACTACTATCCTGATTATGCAGTGCCCACGCAGACAGTGCTGCTTAACGGCAAGAAATATCTGTTAAGCAGATTTGCTTTTGAGATAAAGGAGTGAGCAAGATATGAAACAGAAATTTGCAAAGCTTATAGACGTCAAGTCTATCGTGACGATATTGTTGACAGCGGTGTTTTGCGTGCTGGCACTGCGCCGCACGATTTCAGCAGAGCAGTTCATCACGGTGTTTACTGTGGTGATATCGTTCTATTTCGGCACGCAGTATCAGAAAAACTATAAAAATAACAAGGAGGATAATTATCATGGCAGCGACAATTAAAGGCATTGATGTTTCTATGTATCAGACAAACGTAGATTTCGCAAAGGTCAAAGCGGCGGGCTACAGTTTTGTTATTATCAGATGCAATAACTGGGATCACACGAAGAACTGTGTAGTAAAAGACCCGCTTTTTGAAACGCATTACAAAAATGCAAAGGCAGCTGGGCTTGACGTCGGTGCATATTACTATACATGGCAGACAACGGTATCCGGTGCGAAACAGGACGCAGTTCTTTGTCTCGATTACATCAAGGGCAAAACTTTTGAATACCCGATTTACTTTGATCTGGAGTGGCAGAAAGCTTTTGCACGCGGTAAAACGGTATGCTCCGACATGGTAAAAACTTTTTGCACTGCGCTGGAGGAAGCAGGCTACTTCGCAGGTCTGTATATCAGCCGCAGTCCGCTCCAGACTTACATAACAAATGATGTCGCAAGACGCTATGCACTGTGGATTGCAGAATACAACAGCAAGTGCAACTACGGCGGCACATACGGTATGTGGCAGTACAGTTCAACGGGCAAGGTCAGCGGTGTTTCCGTGCCGGTAGACATGGATTACTGCTATGTGGATTACCCATCTGTGATAAAGGCTAAGGGGCTTAACGGGTTTAAGGCTACTAACACAAGCACGTCTAAGGTACTTGACAGTTCGGGCTTTAAGAAAGGTGATAAATCCGATGGAGTTCTTGCACTGAAACAGCTCCTTATGCTGGCAGGGTACAAACTTGACAACAACGGCACGTTCGGAGACGGTACCCTAAAGGCGGTCAATGCTCTGTTGAAAAAGTGGGGCTATACTCAGAACGGTATTGCGGGGACTAAATTTATTAAAAAGCTGTCTGCAACGATAAAGTAAAGGAGTAGCTTATGGATACAAAAGAAACATCATACAGCCAAATGGTGACAGTCACTAGGCTTAATTACAGGAGCGATTGCAACTTCACCGCCGGAACGATCGTTGGCGTTCTCGAAGATAATACTCCGGTAAAAGTCGCTGATGATTTTTATGAATTTCATCACGGTCACTACTGGAGAAAAATCAAGCTTGGTCGCAAGCATTATTATGTTGTTGCTGATTGGCTTAAAAAGATTTAAAAGTAACAGCTCCGGGCAATCCGCTCGGAGCTGTATACTATATTAAAAGGAGGTCATATTTATGAAAAGTCCAATACCATGGATTGGTGGAAAGAGCCAGCTTAAAAGTAAGATCATCAAGTCTTTCCCGCCTACTGAAAGCTACAACAGATTTATCGATGTATTCGGCGGAGGCGGGTCTATACTTTTTGCAAAAGGCAAACACGCTGATCTAGAGATCTATAATGACGCCAACAGTGATTTGGTCAACTTTTTCAGATGCTTAAAATATCATTCTGATGAGCTTAAAAAGGAGATAAAATACTATTTAAACAGCCGGGAAATGTTCCTTGACTGCCGTGAGCGCATATCTGTAACCGGATTTACAGACATTCAGCGGGCTGCTATGTTCTATGTGCTTGTCAAGACAGGCTTCGGAGCAAGTCTGAGAACGTTCGGCTGCAACAAAAAGCGGCTTAACACAGATAATTTCGCAGATATCGAGGCAAGACTGGATGGAGTAGTGATCGAAAACAAAGATTTTGAGGATCTTATCAAGGTATACGACCGTGAGAAAGCTTTATTCTACTGCGACCCTCCATACCACAAGACAGAGCGGCATTACACTGTTAAATTTACCGAGGATGACCATGAGCGGCTCTGCAGAGTTCTTCACCAGATCAAGGGCAGATTTGTACTGTCGTACAACGATGACAAGTATGTGAGAGACCTGTATAAAGACTACAATATTCAGGCGGTCACCCGCAATAACAGTCTTTCATCAGGTGATTTCAAAGAGGTAATAATCACAAATTTCTAGTATTTTTTTTAGAGAATAAATAACGGATTTCGTTATTTATGTTGTAAAAAACATACCGGAGGTAATCATGAGAGTAAAATTAAGGGCTTTGCTTAATTCCAGGGGCATTACTCAGGCTGAACTTGCGCAGGCGACAGGCATCAGACCGTCCACAATCTCACAGCTTTGCAATAACATCGCTGTCGGTTTCAAATTTTCACATCTTGAGCTGATTTGCAGATTTTTAAAATGCGATTTAAATGACATTTTAGAGCTGTAAAAAATACGTTTCAAAAATTCTCGATAATTCAAAAAAAGTGATGAGTGTTTCGTTTTGTTGAAACATTTCATCACTTTTTTGCGTTTTGCTTGTCAGTTTTTTGGATTTTGCTTGTCAAACATCAGCGGAACAATCTGAGGCGGCTGTTTTTTTCTATCTTTGAAAAAAATATAAAAATTTGAAAAGTATCGTGGGAAAAATATGTTGCGGTCTCCCGCAACCATATTGGTGATACCAAATGGATACTCACCTTAAAAAGCCCGTGTTTACGGGCTTTTTTGATATTTAGAAAACAAAAAATTTTAATGTAAAACCGTGGATGCTTTTCACCAGTTTTCACGAAAAAAAGGGAGTCGAACCCTACACAACAAAAAATATCGAACATAACGGCAGACTTTGAGTATATTTTGCTCTAAGCCTGCCGATTTTTTATGAAAAAACATTCACAAAGTTTAGAAGGCTGTTTTGTCAAATATCACGAAATGTGATAAACGACAAAGCGGTCTTTTTTTATTTCAAAGGAGGCTTGATAACAAATATACTATAAAAAGGGAATCTAAAACGACTGGAGGTGATCAAGTAAAAAATGAACAGCAGTCAGACCGAGGACATGACCGAAGAACCCGATATGGGAATGACGATGTGAGGTGTTATATGATTTACAACGAAAAGAAGGTAGAAATGCTCAGGCAGAGATATCCCGAAGGAACTCGGATATGCCTTGACAGTATGGATAACGATCCCCGTCCGATTCCACCAGGTACTAAAGGCATAGTTCAATTTGTGGACGATGCGGGTACTCTGCACTGTAAATTTGATAACGGAAGAACGCTTGGGGTTATCCCCGATGTGGATAAGTTCCATAAAATCGCTCAGGAACAGAGTCAGATTGATAAGCAAACAGAGGAAAATATTGAGTGCGAGGAAATTACAGAAACGGAAGATCTTGAAGAAAACGAAGAAATGAATATG